CTCCCGGATCATAGATTTCTCCTATGTCCGCCCCCCGGAGCTGGATTTGCCGGCTTACCGATACGGCGGCGTCTCGGAGTTCGAGCTGATCCATGGGCAGCTCATCAATGATGGGATCGTCGAGCGGGCATCGGTCATGGCGCTAGAAAAGAACAGCGTCCCGACTATCAAAGTAAAGGGTCTGAAGCAGAGCCTTCAGGCCGGCCAAGAGAGCCAGATGCTGAAATACTTCCAGGTGATGGAGGATGCGGCGCACATCGCCGGGGCGCGACTGATCGACGGTGACGACGATATTGACCTGACGACACTGACGCTCACGGCGCTGGCGGAGGCCGACATGATCGCCATGCGCCGGCTGTCGATGGTCACGGGCATACCCCTGCCGCAGCTAATGGGCGAGTCTGTGCGCGGCATGAACAGCTCCGGGGAGACTGAGAGGCTGGTATTCCGAGAGATGCTGATGGATTTGCAGAGCGATTTCCTGCGCGACCCCATCAACCAGCTGATGAGAAAGTTCGGGTGCGGTCAGGTATGGTTCCTTGAGAACCAGGGTGACACCCCCGGTAGCCGCATCGCTTACGAGAAAACGGCCCTCGAAAACGCCAAGGCGATTTACGACATGGGCGAGGATCACCGGGCCTACCTGCTCGAAAAGGACATTCTGAAAAAGGACGATATGTCCCGGTTCTTCGGCGGCAGCGATTCGGCTGATGAGGAAGAGCTGGAGCTGGACGAGCTGGACGATGACGAGCAGCAGGTGTTGCTGCAATGAAGGTGATACGGCAGCCCCGCTACCATCGCGGCCAAGAGCGGCAGATGGAAGACGAGGTTCAGTGGATGATGGATCAGATGGCGAAGCGCTATAGAAACATGGTGCTGCGCGGTCTGGATCAGCGGATCATCCGAAAGTTCGCCGATGCCCAGGTGGGCAACTATGCGGCCGTCACCCGGCAGCAGTCGCGCAAGGTTTTTGCCTCAATTCGGCGCCAGTTTGGGAATCAGCGTATCCAGCGGATGGTTCGGGCGACCCTGAAGAATGCTGATCGATACAACCAGCAGCAGCTTTACAGCCAGATACAGCGCTCTCTCGGCATCAGCACCGAGCAGCTGATTGCGCAGGAGCACATGACCGAGGATTTCAATGCGCTGGTGATCCAGACCGCGGAGTGGGTGCAGAAGCTGCGCGACGACACGCTGGAGATGTACACCGCGAACACGATCCGGGCGATGACGTTGGGCCAGTCTCTCGCGGAGGTAACGGAGCAGTTCGACGGGATGGTGGAAAAGCGGCGCAACCATGCCCGGCAGGTGGCGCGGGATCAGATCGCGCACTTCAACGCAGTGACCGGCAAGATCAGGGCTGAGGCCGTGGGCGTCAGGCGGGCTATCTGGCGCACAAGCGGGGACAGCAAGGTCAGGCACAGCCACAGGCTCAGGGATAACAAGGAATTCGATCTGTCAGAGGGCCTCTACAGCAGCTCAGACGGGGAGTATCTGATACCCGGAGTGGACTACAATTGCCGCTGCTGGGCAGATTACATTCTAGATGATTGACAGAGCGTCCGGCATGGGTAAGCATTGCGTCCATAGTGAATCGCTATTGGTGGAGTGATGAAGCTCGCTTTTACCGACAGAATGCCTCTTGAGGTGCTGGAAGACGGCGTGAAGACCGGCTTATCCATGCGCGACGGAGTGATCCAGTACACCGGCGCAGAGCTGGGCATGGAGCCCGCGGATAAGCTTTTCACGGTCTACCGCAGCCCGGCCACTATAGCGAATGCGGCGATGCGTCTGATCGGCGTTCCGCTCACTGATGGGCACCAGCCGCCCGAGGGCGAGGTGACCGACCCCAAGGGCGAGGTAACCGCCACTGAGCTGGTAACCTTCAATGACGAGGATTCTGATGCGCGCCTGGCGGTGCGAAATCAGATCCGCGTTGACGATGGGTTCATTCCCGTCATCAGCAACCCGGAAGGGCCTCGCGAGCTATCTCTGGGCTACCGGGCAGAGCTGGTCGAGCACGACAAGTACGATTTCGAGCAGGTTGGCATCCAGCCGCATCATCTTGCCGCCGTCCCCGCAGGCCGCTGCGGGCCGGTATGCAGCTTTGTAGATCACAACACCCGGGAGGTGTCGAAAGTGACCACCAAAAAAAACCCAAAGCTCAAGACTCACAAGGCGTTTTGCGACGAAAACGGCGAAGTCAACATTCAGGAAGTGGTTGATATCGCTACCCGTCTGCCCGAAGCGCTGCGCGAGATGCCGCTGGATGAGCTGCGGAAGCTTGTGCCGATCCTGAAAAAGGCGCTGGAAGGCGCTGATGAGAGCGTGGTCGAGCAGGGCGGTGAGTCTCAACTGCAGGTGGCGGAGGAGGTCGATGTGATCGACGAAGAAGAGCAAAAGAAAAAGTTCGAGGACGCGGTGTCCAAAGCCGTGACCGCCTCCGTTGACGCTGCCGTGAAACAGCACGCGGAGGTTATCGAGAAGGCCCGCTCGTTCGTCGATGAGTCGTATTCCTTCGCCGGCAAGACCACGGTGCAGATCATGCGCGATGCAGTCGCAACGCAGAGCGCGGAGAAGTTCACTGATTCCGAGCTGCCGCTGGCGTTCAAGATGCTACGCCCATCAGCCGGCAACCCGGCCCTGAAAGATTTCGGCGACGGCCAGGCGGTGGCTGATCGCTGGAGCAACTTTGGCAAAAAAGAGGTCAAGTGACATGGCATTTCCGACGCGGCCCACTGCGGGCTATGAGAAGGTAGGCGCAGGCGAGCGCCATGGCACGAACGTGGTGATCCTGTCGCACGAGCGGTGGCAGGATGGCTTGGTTATCGGTCGGTTTGCTCACTATAACGCAGCAGATGACCGGATCGAAAATATGTCCGGCGTTGACTCTCCGGTAGTTGCTGGTGTTGTTCTGCGCGATGTGAGCAATCCGGTGGATGCCCAGAACGACAATGATCGGGCGGTCTACCGCTGGCCGGATCGCGGCCGCATGGCGGTTGATGCGACGTGCGACGGCCTGGTGACTGTCCGTGTCCTGCCCGGCGACAGCCCGGCGAAATTCGCTCGTGTCTATGCCGTGAATGCGGATGACGACACAGCGGGCATGGCCACAACCGACGATGAAGCGGTGCCAACCGGGGCAATCTTCATTCGCGAGGAGAAGCCTGGCGTCTGGTTGATCCGTGACCGCCGTGACCCTCAGGATGTGCCGGCGCCGGAGCCTGTGGTTTATTCCATCAGCCCGGATAATCCCAGCGGCGAGGTGGGCGACACAATACAGTTCACCCTGACGGCCGATGGCGAACCCGTTACAGGGCCGCTGAGCTGGACAGTGCCCGCTGACTCAGGTCTGACCATCACCAATGACGGCCTGCTCGTCATCGTATCGGCTGATCCGGGTGATTACGTTATCGGCGTCACCGGATTCGATGCTACAACCACGCTGACTGTGACCGGGGAGTAACGGCATGGCTAACAAGTACGCGCAACTTTATGACATCCCGAGCTTTCAGCGGCTGGCGCAATCCCACCACCGGCCGGGCTTTACTGATGCCCTGGCCGGTGTGGTGCTCGCCCGCAACCTGGAGGCGCTCGATCCGAACATCTTGGAGGTTCAATATCCAGACCTCGCGCTGGTCAACTCCGGTATCGACGTGGATAACTCGGGCGGCTATGCGGCGCGAATTTCGTCCCTGCGTCTTCGTGATGTGGGCGGATTCCGCACAGCAAACGATACTGCCGGCAACAAGGGCAAGATCACGCTGACCGGGGAGGGTTCGGAACTCCCGGTCACTGAGCGCCAGGCACACAGCGAGTGGGGCGATACCGAGGCCAAGCAGGCTGAAATGCAGAACCTCAATCTGGTGTCGCGCTTTATCTCGGCCGCAAACCGGATTTACCTCGAAGAGGTAGACACATTCGGGTTTTTGGGGATCGCCGGCTATGGCGACAGCTATGGCCTGCTCAACTCCCCGCTGGTGACGCAAACCGTGGCGAGCGACACGGCTGAAAATATGACCGGTGAGGAGCTGTACAATGAGCTGGCTTCGCTAATCACCGGTCAGCGCACTGCGGTAAACAACGTCACTGCGTACTCGGCAACCCGGCTCGTTGTTCCGCTGCGCGTCATGAACCTTCTGCCGGTGAAGTTCATCAACACCGCTGGCGGCATGGCCACTGTGGCTGAGGCGCTGCGCACAAACTTCCCAGACGTGACCATCAGCGCCACCCATCATGCCGACAATGTGAATGTGCCCGGCGTTACGGGGCTTACCTCCGTCGCCGTGGCGTACAGCCCGAGCAATGACGTGATGAAACTGCGCGTGCCGCTGCCGCTTCAGGTGGGCGAGATCGTCAAACAGTCGAGCTTCGACTACCGGCTGGATTACAAGTACCGCTACGCGGGCCTTGATCTGCTGGAGCCAACCGGCGCTCGCCGCCTGATTGGTCTGTGATGCGGCTTGGCCAAGGATGGCCAGTAGGAGGGATCATGGCTAAGAAACAACGGGAAAACACCGGCCAGGTGCCAGGCGAGAATCAGGCGCCAGCCCCTGCCGCGAAAGGCGCAGGACAAGGCGCTGCCGACCTGAAGGGCGGTGTGGGTCAGTCCAAGTTGGCGCCGGAAACGGAAGGCGATAGTTCGGGCCGCTTCGTGAGAAAGGATAGCGCGCCTGGCGTTCTTGTGGTTGCTGGGGCGATCTTCAATCCCGGCGCTACCGCAACATTCCCCCAGAGCACCCTGAACAACAAATTGCAGGCGCGAAAAATCGCCCGCGCTGTAGAAATGGGGCTTATCGAAGCGGTGGAATAATGTCGCTGCTGAGTGACTTCAAGGCTCAATTCCCGGAATTCCCGCCAGCGCTGGTGGATGAATGGATTCCGCGTTTTGAGCCTGTTTTGTGCTGCTTCTATGGTCGGCCGTATCGCGGTTGCGACAAGCAGATAATTCTGTACCTTCTCGCCCACATGCTTACCGTTATGACGACGCCTGGCTATGCCGGCCTGCGCAGCATGACAAGCCGATCTGTGGGCAGCGTGAGCGCCTCTTTCGGCGCCATAGCTCGCGGAAATGGGCGGGATGAATGGCTGGCGCTGACGAAATATGGGCAGATGTATCTGTGGTTGGTGCAGGGCCGGCAGGGGGCATTTTTTGTATGAAGAAGGTCAGCCCGAAGGAAATGGCCGAACAAGTCGGGCGCATGATCGAGGTGATGGAATACGCCAAGAATCACCGCGTATCGGTCGGCCTTCCCAAAGAGAAGGTGGGTGGCAAAGTCTACCGGGGCGGCATGACCATCATCCAGATAGGCGCGATCCACGAATACGGCGCGCCTGCTGCGGGAGTGCCGCAGCGCTCATTTCTCCGGGCGCCCTTCACCAACAACGCTGCGCGGATCGAGGCTAGAATTCAGGCCGAGTTCTCAGCCGCAATGGATGGTCGCAGATCGCCTGCTGACGCGCTGGCAAGAGTGGGCATCGAGGCCATGAATATTTCTCGATCCAGCTTCCGCACACGCGGCGATGGCGAATGGCCCGACCTCAAGCCGGCCACGGTGCGGCGCAAAGGCGTAGATACGCCGCTGGTGGACAGCGGGACGCTCCGTGGATCAATCAACTATGTGGTGAGACGAAATGCTGCCTGATATGTCGGATGTGCTGGTTGATTGGGAAATTGACGTGCTGCTCAAGACGATCACAGAGCGCACGATTGACCAGGTACGATCTGACATTGTTCAGGTAACATCGCTACGGGCGGTCGTTCAGCCGGCGCAAAAGAAAAGCATCAATCCCGATCTTTTGGACTGGTCGCGTGAATACCTTCAAATACACTCGCGGTCTCCGCTTGCGCTGGGGCAGGTGATCGAGTTTCAGGGTCGAGATTACAAGATCGTCGACTTGGGCAACTACCAGCTTTACGGATTCACGGAAGTGGTGGCCGAATCCACTAACCGGCCGCCGTTGCAGGCCACGCCATGAATCTCATCACGCTGCAACTGGCCCGCTTCGTGCGTGACTTGATGTCGTTGAGCGACAATCAGGTGCGGATCGCTGAACGAAACTTTGACCGCTCAGAGAATTTGGATGATACCCAGGTGGCCATCGGTGCGCTTGGCTCTGCCATACGGCTGTCTGGCGGTGAGCGCTACGATGGCGAGGCCGAGGTGATGTATTATCACAACGTCTGGCGCCAGACGTGTACCATAGACTTTTACGGCGCTGACAGCTTTGAGCTTGCGAGCAAATACGCGAACATCGCGGCCGGGCAGTCGGGCATCGAGTTGCAGCGCGGTCACGGTTTGACCGTCTTGCGGCCCAGCGTTATAACGGATTTGAGCAATTTGATGGGGCGTCAGTATGATCCGCGCCATCAGGTCGAGGTGAACGTGATGATGGGATTCCGCAGCGCGGAGCCCGTTATGCGCATCGACAGCGCAGTATTCGAGATTCGCACCGAGCGCGGCATAGTGGTCAACGAAAAGACCCAAGTGCTGATGGTGAACGGGCAGCCGCTTTATGTGAACAATAAACCGCTGCGCATATCTACAATCTGAGAGGTAGCAGGCAATGAGCACAAGCATCAATAACGTCATCAATGTGGCCCTGCTTCCTGAGGGCCGGCTGGCCGGGCGCGATAATGCGAACGTTGTGGCGATCATCACATCATCGCAGGAAGGCCCGCTGAGCAGCGGGCAGCGCTACAAGCAGTATTCCAGCCCGGCAGAGGTGGCCGAGGATTGGGGCAGCCTGTCTCCGGTCTATCAGCACGCTCTCGCCCTGTTCGGCACTCGCCCGAACCCTACCAATGTCGGTGGCGCATTTTTGGTCGGTTACTGGCGCGCCTCATCCGAGGATGTGCCCGCCTCTGCGGCCCGGCTATCTGGCGCGGAGCTGAATCAGGCCGCCCTCATAGGTCAGGTTCAGGGCATTTCGGACGGCGCATTCTCCGTCGAGATTGACGGCGTCGCAGTGCCGGTGACCGGGCTGGATTTCACCACGGCCATAACGCTGGATGATGTTGCCGAGCTGATCGATGGCGCCTTGGATGCTGACGGCTCCGCGTCCATTGAAGGCGGGCGCCTGGTCATCACGTCGCCCACCACTGGAGCGGCCAGCACGATCACTCTGGCCAGCCCTCCCGCAGCCGGCACAGATGTGTCCTCTGTGCTGATGCTGTCTGCCGGTACGGGCGCAGCGGCAATCGACGGCCAAGACGCATCCACGCTACCAGCGGAGACCATGGTTGAGGCCGCCACGGCGATCAAGGCGGCAGTGAACGTCAAGGGCATCTCCTTCATCGACGGCGGAACGTCTGCCGACGCCTTGGCGCTCGCTCAGTGGGCGCAGGGCAACAGCGTGCTGGTTTATGATGTGTTCAGCGATCCGGGAAGCTTGGAGGTCGACGCCGCAAACGTGGTCTGGCAGATCACCCGCGCCGGCCTGAGCAACTATCGGATGCTGTACAGCGCTGCCGGGAATCGCCTGTTCGCAACCGCGTACATGGCCCGCACGCACACCGTGAATTTCAACGGAGAAAACACGGCGATCACCATGCACCTCAAGGAGCTTCCGATTGCGCCGGAGGATTACAGCCAAGCGGATATCACGGCCGCCAAGCGCGTGGGGTTGGATATTTACACGTCGATCAAAGACGCCCCGGTGGTGCTCACCAGCGGCGCCAATGATTTCGTAGACAACCCGTACAATCTCATGGCGTATGTTGATGCCGTGCAGACCGATATGTTCAACCTGCTCAAGGGCACCGCCACCAAGATTCCGCAAACCCTGCGTGGTACCGGACAGATGGTGGACGCCGCAGAGAAGACTACTCGGGGGTTTGTGCGGGCCGGCGTGTTTGCCCCCGGCGCATGGAGCAGCCCGGACACGTTCGGCGACTTCGAGACGTTCATGCGGGCCATCGAGACGGCGGGCTTTTATGTGCTTATCGGCTCGCTGGCTGACCAGCCTCAGGCAGACCGACAGGAAAGGCTGGCGCCAGTAATGCAGATCGCCGTCAAGAATTCCGGGGCGATCCACGGCGCCGATATCATCATCAACTTTAACCGCTGAGCGAGGGCGCAACCATGGCAGTGATTACCATTCCAACCGATGGCACAACCCTTGTCCTGAATGGCCGTGCAATAACGGATTTCAACGAGGGCGATTTCATCGAAATCAACCCCGTAAACCCGCAGACCTCGCGGATTAACTCTGCGGGCGGTGGCGTGAACATTTCACAGCACGTCTCGGCAGGCGTTCATGACGTGGTGATTCGGGTGCAGCGGTATGGCCAAGATGATGCCTGGCTGAATAACGCCATCAATCAAGGCGCAA